GTCGAAAAGACGTGCAGAAGTGCATTTGCCTATTGAAGATGATCTGTTGGAAATGTTGGTGCAACAGGAAAAGGACTTTGGCTTTCAGCAATATGTTGTGCCTCGCCCTTACCCTATTAAGGGTGAGTACAAACCTTACACGATACGTAAGCTACCAAAATATGCACGACAGATTATGGACGCAGCAGGACTGCCAAAAGAACTACGTCTGTCTGACTTACGCAGAACAGGTACAACAGAGATGGTTGAAGCGGGTGTCGGTATGGCACAAATAATGTCGGTTACAGGACATGCCAACCCACAATCTGTAAAGCCATACATGAAAAATACGTACAGAAGTGCAAATAGTGCATTGACAGCCAGAAAAATACATGGTAAAAGCATCTAACTGCCGCAAAGGAAAGTGATATAATATGAATTATATATATAATATAGTAAGTGATTTAAACTTATCTAATGGTGAGACTAAGCGTATGAACTGCCCAGAGTGTGGTGGTCTCAAGACGTTTACTGTGACCAACAACATGGGTAGTCTCGTGTGGAATTGCTACAAAGTATCTTGTCGTGTCAGTGGTGGCACACGTGTGCATCTATCTGTAGACGACATACGTGCAGGCTTTGCAGGTGCAGAGCAGTTTGCTATGCAGACATTTGAACTGCCTAGCTACATCGTACCGCACAGAGATAAGCGCAGTGTACTCAGCTTCTGCTTTCGCTACAAGCTAGACCCAGATGAGTTAGGCGTAATGTATGATGTGAAGGATGACAGGGTTGTATTTCCTGTCATACATGATGGCAGGATTGTAGATGCGACAGGCCGTGCTATCGGTAAGCGTCTACCTAAATGGAAAAGATATGGAAAAAGTGGCTTGCCATACACGTATGGTTGTGGTAAAGTCGCAGTTGTTGTTGAGGACTGTGTAAGCGCAGCCGTTGTTGGTTACGGCTCCTTTGTCGGGGTTGCGCTTCTTGGAACATCTCTACAAGAGGCGCATAAAGGGTATCTTGCACAGTTCTCAACAGCGATTATAGCATTAGACCCCGATGCATTACCAAAGACGCTACAGATGGCGAAGGAATTACGAGGACACGTCAACGATGTTCGTGTACTCAAATTGAAAGATGACTTGAAATATCGTAACCCGACAGATATGGAGAATTTAAATGGAATTATCACTGATTAGAAGTTTGATGGACAAGGAGTTCTACGAAGATCATCGTGGCGCACGTTGTCCAGACCGCTTGTTTAGCAAGGACGTGCGTAAGATCAAGCAGGCTATTGATACAGCTATGGATCGTTACGAGCGTACTGTAACGCCAGATGAGATTGAGGCATTGTTCATGTCTAACAATCCTACTCTGACCACTGCACAAAAACAGGCATACTCTGCCTTGTTTCACAAGATTAAAGCAGAGCAGCCTATGGGTAGTGACGTAGCCCAAGAAGTATTGTCCAAGCTGTTTCAACAGGTAGTAGGTGAGGACATTGCCAACTTAGGGTTTGACTACGTGAATGGTGACAAGTCTAGTCTTGAGCCATTACGTATGTTGCTTGAGCAATATGGAGATGACTTCACACCTGATCTAAACATTGAGTGGGATGACATTGACATGGACACCTTGCTGCTACGCAATGACCTAGAGGCACGATGGACATTCAATATTCCCAGCCTTACACGTAAAGTTGAGGGGGTAAACGCAGGACACCTGATTGAGATTGGTGCAAGACCTAACACTGGCAAAACATCCTTCCACGCCAGCTTGATTGCAAGTCCGGGTGGCTTTGCACAACAGGGGGCTAACTGCATTGTGTTGTGTAACGAGGAAGGCTACCATCGTGTAGGTGCTAGATACCTTACTGCTGCCACAGGCATGACTATGCAGGAGATTAAGAAGAACCCTGCCAAGGCTCGTGAATTGTATGAGCCTGTAAAGAACCGCATCAAAATCAAGGATGCTACAGGTCGGGATATGAATTGGGTGGAGTCTGTATGCAAGTCCTACAAGCCAGACATCGTTCTTCTTGACATGGGTGATAAGTTCGCTAAAGGTGGATTTGCCAGACAGGATGAATCACTCAAGGCTAACGCCGTACACGCGAGGCAGATTGCCAAGCAATATGAGTGTGCTGTATTCTATATGTCTCAGCTATCTGCAGAGGCAGAGGGTAAGGTTCTGTTGAACCAGTCTATGATGGAAGGCTCACGCACAGGTAAGGCTGCTGAAGCTGACCTGATGGTCTTGATTGCTAAGAACCCTGTGGTTGATGGGCAGGAAGAAGAAGATACCCAGCGTCACTTAAACGTAGTAAAAAATAAGTTGTCAGGTTGGCATGGTGTGGTACACTGTGAACTTGAATACAGAACAGCGAGGTATACAGTATGAAGCTAACACTTGATGTAGAAAATACAACAACAACTAGAGATGGTAAGATGCATCTTGATCCTTTTGAGCCTACAAACTCATTGACTATGATTGGTATACTTACAGATCAAGGACATGAGCAACACTTCCCCTTTGACCACGAGGAGCATATTAGTAGGCATGATTATAGTGAACGTGTGCAGTGGTTTCTTGACCAAGCTACGGTCATCATCTGCCACAATGCCGCCTATGACTTGCTGTGGCTGTGGGAGTCGGGTTTCACGTATGATGGCCCTGTGTTTGACACTATGCTTACTGAGTATGTACTGCAGCGTGGTAACAAAGAGCCACTGTCTCTTGAGGCTTGTGCAGAACGCTATGAGTTGGAGACTAAGAAGCAAGATACACTGAAAGAATACTTCAGAAAGGGTTATAGTACACGAGATATTCCTATTGATGAGTTAACAGAATATCTTTCTGCTGATCTTAACGCTACGCAGCAGCTTGCTGACAAGCTAATGTATCGTTTGAATACACCTGCCGACAGCGGCTTACGTGGTACAGTCGATCTTACTAATCAGGTATGTGTTACACTTGCACGTATCTACCAGCGTGGATTTGCTGTTGATATGTCTAAGTTAGACGAGGTGAAAACAGAGTTTGAGCAAGAGCGTGAGGATTTAGAGAGCGCGTTGCAGTCGCATGTGCGTCACGTAATGGGTGACACGCCTATCAATCTTAACAGTCCCGAACAATTAGGCTGGGTTATCTATGGTAGGAAAGTCATTGATAAAGCAGATTGGGCTAGTAAGATAGACCCTTACATGGATGACGTGTCGTTTCGCAGTATGGTTTCTTACGGCACAGAACGTCTGTATAAAACTGTAGCACAACAGTGCCACACTTGCAGCGGTACAGGTTACGTCCGTAAGACAAAGAAGAACGGTGAGCCTTTTGCTAAACCCAGCAGATGCGCTGAATGTAATACAGAAGGGTTTCTGTTTATACCATCAGACACTTTGGCTGGTTTCAAGTTCAAGCCACCATCATCTAAGTGGTTGAGTGCAAACGGTTTTAGCACTAGTAAACAGAACCTTGAACTACTAGAAGCAGGGGCTAAGAGCAAAGGTATGGATGATGCAGTTGACTTCTTGTACAAGGTACGCAGGCTTAGTGCTATTGATACATACCTATCTTCTTTTGTTGAGGGCATACGTAACTACACTAAGCCAGACGGTAAGCTGCATGTTAGCTTACTGCAGCACCGCACCTCTACTGGTCGCTTCAGTGGGGCTAATCCTAATATGCAGAACATGCCACGTGGCGGCACGTTTCCTGTTAAGAAAGTATTTGTGTCACGATTCGATGGTGGCAAGGTAATGGAAGCTGACTTTGCGCAGCTTGAGTTCCGTGCCGCTGCATTTTTATCACAAGATGAGGTAGCGATTGAAGAAGTATCTACTGGATTTGATGTACATGCATACACCGCTAAAGTTATTACCGATGCTGGTCAGCCTACGTCTCGCCAAGATGCGAAGGCGCATACGTTTGCACCACTCTACGGCGCAACAGGATTCGGTAGAACCAAAGCAGAAGCAGCATACTACGAACACTTCAACAGCAAGTACAAAGGGGTCGCAGCTTGGCATACCAGACTGGCTAAAGAAGCTATAGAGACACAAAAAATAACCACGCCTAGTGGTCGTGAGTTTTCGTTCCCGAATGTGGTACGTAAGGCTAGTGGGCGTGTATCACACTTTACACAGATCAAGAATTATCCTGTGCAGTCCTTTGCTACAGCGGATATTGTTCCTGTTGCACTATTACACATCGAGTACTTGCTAAAGGATATGAAATCATGTATAGTAAATTCAGTTCACGACAGTATTGTTATTGACGTTCACCCAGACGAAGAAGCACAGGTAATCAATGTCATAGACTCTACTAATAATAAACTACTTGAACTGATTACAATACGCTGGGGTGTAGAGTTTAATGTGCCTTTACTTTTAGAGGCAAAAATAGGTCCGAATTGGCTTGACGTTAAAGACATAGCATGATATAACTATGTCTCATTGTTTTTATGAAAGGAGAAATATATGTCACAACTTACGACAATAGATACAAACAACTATGCTGCTATGGCAAAGGCTATGGGCATTGCTAATGAAAAACCTACAGGTGCTGCTAGTAGTTCACTGGCACGACTGCGCATACACCATACCCCACTCATGGGTCCAGCAGAAGTAAACGGTAAAAAGGTTAATGTTGAAGTAGTGGAAGGCGGTTCTTACAAACTGGAAATTCCAGATGGCCCAACCTACTACGCTTCAGAAATTAAGATACGTCCGTTTCTACAGCGTTTCATGTACAAGCGTTTTGTGCAGGCTACAGGCAAATCCCCTAACCGTTATGTTAAGAGTATTATGACTGATGACGCTAAACTTCAGTCTGACTTGAAAGACAATGATGGCGGGTTTAACTGTGGTAAACCGGCTGGTTACATCAAGGACTTCAAGGCATTGCCAGAGAAGATGCAAGAACTGCTAAAGTCAATTAAGCGTGTTCGTGTAATTCTTGGTACTGTAGAGATGATTAACCCTACGGATGACAAAGGTAATCCAGTAGACGTGGATGAAACACCAGTAGTATGGGAAATTGACAATCGTGATGCGTTTACTGAGTTAGGTAAAAGTTTTGCTACCATGACAAAGATGTCGTTACTTCCCATTCAACACGTCATCAATCTGAAATCTGATGAGCGTAAGATTCCTACAGGTGCATCCTACTACGTACCTATTGCGTCTCTGGATGTCACAAAAGTACTTGAGGTTGAAAAAGAGCAGCACGACATGTTTGCTGATTTCCTATCTTGGGTAGAGAACTACAACACCTACATTCTGAACTCTTGGTCAGAAAAAGCTAATGCTAAAATGCAAGACGAAGATGTAGACGTAGTAGATGACATTGTTGATATTGATATTGACGATGAGGATGCAGCATAATGAACCATCCCGCTGAACTAACGCTGCATCAGTATATGACTGATGCGGTTCGTGGAGACAGTGCCATGACTGAGGCTACCATTCAACAGGTAGCTGCAGATGTAGCAAATGCTCTGCGTAATCAGTTTGGCAGTGGTAAAAAGAGGGGCGATTTCCGAATACGAATGTCTAATGTAGGTCGCCCCACTTGCCAACTCTGGTACGAAAAGAATAAGCCAGAGGTAGCTATACCTATGCCAACTAATTTTATGATGAATATGATGATCGGAGACATTGTAGAAGCAGTGTTCAAAGGTCTTTTAAAAGAAGCAGGAGTAAAATACAATGATTCTGAAAAAGTCACTCTTAACCTTGGTACTACTAGTATTAATGGCGCATATGATATTGTCATTAACGATGCAGTTGATGATATTAAATCAGCTTCAGACTGGTCCTACCGAAACAAGTTTGAATCTTATAGCACCCTCGCAGCAGGAGACGGGTTTGGTTACGTGGGACAGCTTGCAGGTTATGCCAAGGCTTCCGGCAAACGTGCGGGCGGCTGGTGGGTAGTCAACAAGGCTAATGGTCACTTTAAATATGTGCCAGCTACAGGCCTTGACATGGATGCTGAACTTGCTAAAATTGAAAATACAGTGGAGACAGTAAAGGAGAACAAGTTTGAAAGATGTTTTGAACCAGTGCCTGAAACTTTTCGTAGCAAGCCCACAGGTAATAAAGTCCTTAATAACGGATGTAAATTCTGCAGCTACCGTTTTGATTGTTGGGATAATCTTACTGAGCGTCCTGCTGTAAAGTCACAGGCTAAGAACCCACCAATGATAAGTTACATTGGAGATGTCCTTGCCTAACGCAAAACAATTTAGGGCAGCACGAAAGTACGGCTATCGTAGCGGTCTGGAACTCAAGGTATCTGACTACCTAACCGAACTCAAAGTAGACTTCCTATATGAGCAAGTTAAGATTGAGTGGGAAGACCTAGCGTACAGAACCTACACACCAGACTTCGTGCTGTCCAACGGCATCATTATTGAAACAAAAGGTATGTTCACCGCAGCAGATAGACGCAAGCATCTGGCTATTAAAAAGCAGCATCCTAACTTGGATATTCGTTTTGTGTTTGAAAGTAGCAGACGCAAGTTACGTAAGGGTGCTAAGTCTACCTACGGTGAATGGTGTATTAAGTACGGCTTTAGATACTATGACAGGATTATTCCTGAAGATTGGTTGAAGGAGAAGGGCAAGAACAAGCATCCAAAGTTTATTAAGTTTGGTGGCACAAAAGTGAAAAGGAGATAACTATGAGTATGATGGAGAAACTATCTAAAGAAGTAAACGAGGAAGATTTCCTTATCCGTGTCAGGCCATTCGCTAATGACGATGGTAGGTGGTCAGGAGAAGTTGACATATCTATTATGGCTATGCCAGACAACCCTATGGATGACGAAGACTATTATCAGGTGATGCACTTTGCTAAGATGATGTGCGCTTCCGTTCCTGTAATGGAAGAAGTAGAAGAGTTACGCAATATTGTACACGAATATGTAAAAAAAGTTATGGACACGGAGATGGATATTGATGTAGAACTAGAGGAAGAAGCAGGTGTAGAAAAGACCTATGACGGTAACGTAGTACACTTGTCCTTTAACACAAAGACAGGGGGTTCAGCATGAGACATGATGCGTTTATGAAAAAGATGGCAGAGGCAGAGCAGGCAGGTAAGCAAGCCTATGGCAATGTTGATATGGTCAACAGTCCACCACACTACAACCAGACAGGCATTGAGTGTATTCATGCTATCTCTGCTGCCACTGGTGATGGGTTCAAGTACTACCTGCAAGGTAATATTATGAAATACCTATGGCGTTTCGATTATAAAGACAAACCATTAGAAGACTTGAAGAAAGCACAGTGGTATCTGGATAAGTTGATTGAAGAGGTAATGGCAAGTGATAAGAGTTAAAATGTTTATTACCCTTGATATAGATGAAGAAGAATACCCTATCCCCGCTGATGGTCGAGTAGGTGAGGAGTTAGAAGATGGTGTACAGGAATACTTCTATGACATAGAAGGTGCCACCATCAGAAACATTAGAACAGTAACGGAGTAAAGAGATGATTAGTAATACATTACCAACAGACTACCAAAACTTCATAGCACTTTCACGCTATGCAAGATGGAAAGAAGAAGAACAGCGAAGGGAGACATGGGGTGAAACTGTCGCAAGATACTTTGATTATATGGCTGACCATTTGCTTAATAACAACGGCTATAAGCTACCAGATACACTGAGAGGTGAACTGGAAGAAGCTGTACTTAACCAGTCTATCATGCCTTCTATGCGGGCATTGATGACTGCTGGGCCAGCACTGGATCGCTGTCACGTAGGTGGATATAACTGTTCATACGTGCCTGTAGATAGCCCTCGTGCCTTTGATGAGTCAATGTACATTCTTATGTGTGGCACTGGCGTTGGCTTCAGCGTTGAGCGTCACTGCATTGAGAAGCTACCTATGGTTAGCGAAGAGTTCCACGATACAGACACAGTAATTAAAGTGGGTGATTCACGTCCGGGTTGGGCTAAGTCACTCAAGGAATTGATTGCTATGCTGTACAGTGGACAAATACCTAAGTTCGATGTCAGCGAAGTGCGTCCTGCTGGCGCACGGCTAAAGACCTTTGGAGGTCGTGCATCAGGTCCACAGCCCCTTGTAGAACTGTTTGAGTTTTGTATTCAGAAGTTCAAGGGTGCTGCTGGACGTAGGCTATATCCAATTGAATGTCACGACATCATGTGTAAGATTGGTGAGGTTGTAGTTGTTGGCGGTGTACGCCGTAGTGCATTGATTTCATTGTCTAATCTCAATGATGACCAGATGGCACATGCCAAGTCAGGTCAGTGGTGGGAGAATGAAGGTCAACGTGCGCTGGCTAATAACTCTGTAGCTTACAAGACTAAGCCTGAGATGGGTACGTTCATGCGTGAGTGGCTATCGTTGTATGATAGTAAGTCAGGTGAACGTGGCATATTCAATCGACAGTCTGCTAAGAAGCAGGCAGCTAAGAATGGTAGACGTGAGACTGAACATGACTTCGGGTGTAATCCTTGCAGTGAAATTATCTTGCGTCCATACCAGTTCTGTAACTTGTCAGAAGTAGTTGTACGTGAGTCAGACACTCTTGCTACACTGAAAGAGAAGGTACGACTAGCTACCATCTTGGGTACATTCCAAGCTACACTAACTAACTTCAAGTATCTGCGTAAGATTTGGCAGAAGAATACAGAGGAAGAACGGTTGCTTGGTGTGTCGCTGACAGGTATTATGGACAATACTCTGACAGCTACATCTGGCGGCAAGCTAGAGACTGCGCTTGAAATACTACGTGCAGAGGCGGTGCTTGTTAACGAAGCAATGTCTAAGCAGCTTAAAATCCCACAGTCTACTGCTGTCACTTGTGTGAAGCCTAGTGGTACAGTGTCACAGCTTACTGATGCAGCCAGCGGTATTCATGCACGTCACAATCCGTACTACATTCGTACAGTACGTGGCGATAACAAAGACCCACTGACACAGTTCTTGATTGCTGAAGGTATCCCAGCGGAGCCTGACGTAATGAAGCCTGATAGCACAACAGTGTTTAGCTTCCCAATGAAGTCACCTAACGGTGCGGTAACACGTACTCAAATGACTGCCATTGAACAGCTTGAACTGTGGCTTACCTACCAGCGTCATTGGTGCGAACATAAGCCTAGCGTAACAATTTCAGTTAAGGAAAATGAATGGATGGATGTAGGTGCTTGGGTATATGAACACTTCGATGAAGTATCTGGTATTAGCTTCCTGCCATTCAGCGAACACACATATCAGCAAGCACCTTATCAGGACATTGATGCTGAACAGTACGCTGAGTTCAACAAGAAAATGCCTAAGAAAGTAGACTGGTCTAAGCTGAGTGACTTTGAGAAAGAGGACACAACTTCAGGTGGGCGTGAGTTAGCCTGTACTGCAGGGGTGTGTGAAATAGTTGACATCGCAGCAGCTTAGTGGTAAGTTAGTGTGGAAGCGTGGGGATGGTTGGGTACAGTTCAACCCCCCACGTAGTCACCCTAGCTACGAAGAGTGGCAAAAACTGAAACAAAAAGAGAAGGAGAATAAGGATGGAAACCTGTAACTCTTGCAACATAGAATTAACAGAAGACAACTGGTCTGAATCTTGGAAAGATATAGGACGTACCCAATGTAAGTCCTGCTCACAGCAGTATAACAACTATTCTAATAAGCGGCGTATGTATATTAACGGTAAATATATTCCACAGAATAACCCATTGTGGAAACCCGGAAGGTACAAGTCCTTAGACGATGCTTGGTCACACAATAAGATTGAAAGTGTTAATCAAGGCGAAGTCTATATCATTGTCAATACCGCATGGCCTGAGTGGGTAAAGGTAGGCAAGGCAGTCTCATCTGAAGATAGGCTTAACGGATATCAAACATCTTCACCTTTCCGTGACTATAAAGTAGTCGCTACAATGTCAGTAGATAATAGACATTCAAAAGAAAAAGAGATGCATAAAATCTTTGAA